GATTTGATCAACCTGCTTGTAGCCATAGTGCTCAAGCAACCGTCGAGTTGTGGTCGCATTGAAGTCTCGGCCATCGGCAGAAACCTTTCCCGTCTGCTCTGTCATGATGATCGGTGAGCAACGGTCAATCGTCAACGTAGCACCGATCAGTGCCGGAGTCTCATAACCTTCCACATCGAGGCAAAGCAAATCGAGATAGTCAAGCTTCAAATCATCAACGAGCAACGTCGGTATGCCCCAACATATGTCTGTCGCCACCTGTTGTGGTGGATCAGTGTGCAGGATACTCAATCCCGCTTGACCGCGACCTGACTCGGGACCGATGAGCAACATCCTCGTCATGTGCTCATCACCCAGAAATGCACGATAGGGATACACGTTCCACAAGCACGCGTTCATCATGAGGCACCGGAAGTTGTCCATGTCCGGCTCGAACGTATACACACTATCAAAGTGTTTAGCTAGGTGACCTGCCCACAAACCGCAGTGACCACCTGCCTGTACGGCTACCCGCCGACCCGCAGGCACATACGCGAGAACCTTATCAATGTGTGTCTGAGCTGTGAGTATGTAGTGTGGCTCGTGGCCTGAGCACCTCTGGTGCCAGTGATACCCTTCATGATAATAGGTTGCTGCTGCCGGCTTGATCACGACGCATCCACACTTTGACTTGACGCTACCTCTTGTTTGTATCTGGGGTCGTCGGGTCTTGCAAGGCTTCTTGCATACGAGCCAAAAATCTGTCGTTCTGTACCTCGAAATATCCCTTCGTCGAGCCGTGGGCCCCGTGCCGCTCTGCCCAGGCTACCTCGGTGAACTCGCCACGTTTGTTCTTGCGAGTAATCCGCAGGACCCGTGGCTTACGGTATAAGGGCACCCGCTTCTTGCTCATGCTGGCCAGCTCGTCAACCTCGTGAAGATACTCATCGGTCTGTACGTACTCCAGCAGGTGATGAGCCATGTTCCGCCAGAAGGTATCCTCAGCCATCAAGATACCAAACTGACGCACACCGTAAAGGACTGTGGTGTGATCACGCTGGGTCGCGCGCTCAAGCTGCGCCCAGTTTAATTGAAAGGCGTGACGTGCCACCCACATCACTGACTGTCGACCACCGATCAGCTGTGGCTCTGACCGAGTATAGCCCATCATGCGCTCAGGCTCGACGTTCAACTCACGTGCGACCGTCATGATGATGACTTGCACGTGACTGTTGATGAGGTGTTGACTCTTCACCGTAAGACCTTCCCCTCGGGATCTGTGACCACCGGCAGCCAAGCACAACGACAGTCGGGATGCACCGGTATGATGTTGCTCGCCTCATTTATGGGATAGATCTTTCCCTGTAGTGACTCGCACTGTGGACAGACCTGCTCGTCTTCAGCTGTTGCAAACTCCGCTTGGGTCTCGACACCCAGCACACCTGCCTCCTTGTAGGAGTTCAACGTTGCCTCAGCAGCTGCACCGATCACCTCGGTCCGGGCAAGGACACGAGCCCGTGTGATACCGATCTTGTCCACCCGCTCGACGATGTCCCTCGCCAACTGACGTGCACCCACTCCCTCGACGAGACCACGAGCCAGCGTGCGACTGATCTGTCCATCCATCGTATCGGTGATGCCCGACAGCTGCGTGTAAGAACGTGTATAGATGAGACCCACCCGATCAGCGTGTATCGGTCGACCGAATGCCTGCTCGATCCACGAGTCCTCGACCTTCACGCCTTGCTTCTTGAGACGCTGTGCCGCCTTCTGCATCGACTTGGAGTAGGCCGCTTTGATGTACTTGTTCTGCCATGACTTGTTGGCTGCTGACCTGACAGGGGTTCCGAGCTGTACACCGAGTATGTCTTTGGCTTCCTCTGATGCCAACCAATCCATAAAAGCTTGTACCTTCGCGTCCGATCTTGGAAAAGCAAACTCACGTCTCTTAGGTCGTCGTGCGGAAACCTGTATTGTGGCTGCTGGTGCATCAGCAACGATGCCGAACGCATCATTGATGACGATGGCTTCGATGATGGCACGCCTGATCTCCCTGAAGCGACGCTTCATCTCAGCTTCGTAGCTACGGCGAATGCTGGTCGTCTGCGTCGGATCGAACCTTGAGGCATGGGTCAGTAGGTGCATCGTTGACATGGAAGCTCACATTTCCCGCGACATACTTCTCAAATTGAGCACGAGATACCCGCAGTTCATCCGTCACCAACAACAACTTTGCTTCAGCCTCAGCCGCCCTCGCCTCAGCAGCTAAGATCTCGGTCCGTACGTCACGCTGATCTTTCCAAACCTCGGTCAGCCACTTCTTCGCACCCAACACGCGCGGATCACGTATGTTCGCATGGGTGCGAATGATCTCAACGATCTTGTGATATTCCTTATCGGCCATGGGACTTCGGAAACATGGTTGCAACGTCAGGCTTGACGAGATGATATCCGTTACGGCGCTTTTGTCGGTGCAAGATCTGGCTCTTGCGCAACTCCTCAGCGACCGCTGCTGCTGTCGCTGCTGCTGTCTCTTTGATGCCGCGCTCCATCGCATCAAGACGTGTGGCCTGCGCGGTAATCACCTTGAGCGCATCCGACAGCTTCTTGTCGACGGTCGAGAGAGTATCCAAGCGCGCCAAGCGCACCGTCAGTTCCCTGATGTCAGAACGCACCCGCCACATCGCATAGTAGAAGATGACCACCGCAAGGATCACGGTCAAGACCCCGGTCAAGGGCACCTGACCTAGGTCCACGGTTGGGTTCATCCAGTCCCAGTTCATATCACCAGCTCTTTCATCTCCGACCTATAGTCACTGTTGCATTCCTCAAAGATCTCGGGACCCAGCTCGATCTTGCCGGTATAAGGCTCGACCTCGCTCAGCTCGAGCCCATCAAGGTCATAGGTCAGGGTGATGTGTGGTGCATACTCACCTGGGTACTTGTGCGACGCACCTGATCTGCAAACCTCTTGATGGCGGTATTCAATGTTCTCACTCTTGAACCGCAGCACCACCGCACCACCATCAAACTGCTCTACGGCACGAGCACCACCGGGCTTGACGATGAGCTCACCATCATCATCTTGGTTCCATGCATCAGGGACCTTGAACCAATCGATGTCGTTCTGCGAGTACATCACCGTCACATGCATCTCATCAGGACCCAACACCGAGCTGAAGCCTTGGCTCTGAGCCCACGAGATGATGTCATCAGCATTGAGCACCATCCGTTTGACATATAGGCTGCGCGGCAACGTGTGGGTCTTGAGATATCCCTTCCCAAAAGCTGATCCCTTGAAGAGGTGCAACTGCTTGGTGGTCAAGTGCAACTTGCGACCACCTGTCTTGAGGGCCTCGGTCAAAATACCTACCGCCGCACGATCACCTGCACCGTTAGGCAGCTCAGGGACCTCGGGCTCCTCGAGCAATGCATCCTCGTCAAGTTCCTCTTCCTCTTCCTCAGTGTACTCGCTCTTGGGATCAAGGCCCAGGAACTCTTTCCGGAACTCAGGCTCGGGAACCACGATGTCAGCACCAGGACTGGTAACGTAGTTGCGCAAGGTGTTGCTTCTGATCTGTCCGATCTCCGCGGCCTTCTGTGGACCCAGGCCGTCACCGGGCCACTGCACCTCCCACTGACCTTCCGGCTGAATGATGTTGCCAGTGAGGATGAGCTTACTGATCACTGGCTTGAGGATGAACGGAGTCGCATAGTTGATCCGACGTTCCTCGAGTCGCTGCGCCCAGTTGTTTTCGTCCTGATCAGAGGACAGCTCGCCACGCTCAGACCCGATGAGGATACGCTTCGGTATGCCTGTCGCACCCGCGATGACATCGAGCTGCTTCTCGAGCAACGGACCCGGATCGCTGATAGAGCTCTGCAGCATGGTGGGCGTCACACCCTGCAGAGCTGTAATGCGCTTGAGCTGATTGCCGAACTCGTCGGCTTGAAGCTCCATGCGTGCGATCTCTGCATCAGAGAAGTTGGCGTCCTTGTCGGCTGACCAGACCATGCCACCACGAGCGTTGAACCAATAGGTCTCTGCGCCCGCGCCCAGTAGCTTCTCCAGATCCTGCAAGAGGTTGAAGACGGGCACAAGCCGAGGCAGTCCATACACCTCATCCTCATCGAGGTACTCCGCGATATGTATCACCCTCGACCAGTGACACCTGAAGGAACGTTGACCTGAAGGTGATTGACCACCACCAACCACTGGGTTGCCCGTCTGCAACGTGTAGTACAAGGGCTTGCCGTATCGTGGATCCTGCGCGTTGGTCTCCCACTGATTGATGGTAACGTTGGGATCAGAGTACACCGAGACATAGAGCAATGGAAAGTTGCCCTCGCTCATAGGCTGATCGAGCTCCAACCCATCTCGGAAGCCCAACAGCAGCAGCCCGAAGCGACCCGTGCCCGAGACGCGATCAGCGCGCTCGAGGTAGGTCATGATGTTGTGTTTCTTGAAGCAGTCCTCATAGGACTTGACGAACGTCGAGAAGTCGTCGGTCTCCTCATCAGCAGAGCTGCCAGCATCGTCACGGATCAACGGCGGGTCACGCCAGGTACCTGCAGGAAACGCCTTGATGATGCGGTTGGCTAGCCCATTGCGATAGTACATCGCGAAGAGCTGCTCGACAAGAAGTTGCTTAGGCCAACCAAAGGTGATGTAGAGATCACGGTTGCCTTCGTGCGTAAAGCCTAGGATCGAAGCGAGACGATCCCGCAAGATGGTGACAACCTGTCTGATGTGTATGGGTTTAGCCATCAGATGGTCCTTATGACGATAAACACGAAGGCACCGAGCACGGTGAGGGCACAGGTCGCGAAGAAGAGCTTACTCGCTCGCTGCGTCATCGGCGGTCTTCTCTTCCCAGTAGAAGGTGGCCGGCGGGACGTTGCCCTTCTGCACCGAGGTCTTGGCCCACTCACTGGGCGTGCCCTGGGCCACCACGACATCCACCAACGTCTCCGAGTGGACGACGGTGATGCGCGCGGGGTACTGCTCGGCGTCTTTATCGGATGTGGGGTCGCCCTTGTACAACCACACGTCCTGTCCTACGGTAGCGGTCATGAGAGTATCTCCTTGTCACTCATCTGTACTTACACCGTCTACACTTACACCGTCGTGATCGGTAAGGCAAGGCCGGCACACCCCAAGGTGCCGGCCATCCGCTAGATGATCAGCGGCGTGAGCCAACCGATCCGCACCCCCATGCCCGGCAGGATGGTCCTGACGAGGATGAGGATGGCGACCAGCACCACGATGACCCAGATGACCTTCATGATGTTGTCGGGTATCGCGATGCCAAGCTGCCCGATCACCCAGATGATCAGGTAGATGGCTATCACCACCAAGCAGAGGTAGATCAAGCCCATGATAACGCTTTCGATCATGTGACGTTCCTTTGTGTTGAGTTACCTGCCTCCTTCAGCCATGGCGCCTCCCTCATTGATCTCATCAACCCGTACGATCTGCTCGGGCAATTCTGCACTCGCATCAGCAAGAGGCCAGGTACCCTCAGCCTCGCGCTGATAGTCGTGACCGGTCACATCCACGTTGATGAAGCCTGCGCCCACCAACCGCTCAGCAATGTCCTCATTGCTCACGAAGGACTCGACCCAACTCAACCTGATCGAGCACCGATAACGATACCCTTCCTTGACAGTGAACTGTGCCATCAGAACAACACTCCTGCTCGACCTTTCCCTGAGCCTATCATCAGATCTGTGAACGCCCACACGCGTGCATCCATCCGGTCAGGTGACTTCATGCCAGCCAGTGGGTCCCACATGCACATCTGATCCTCGAGCTCAGGGAACATACCCACGTGATGGATCTGCTTCTTCTCATCCATCGTGCTCACCGGCTCTGCGCGGGTTTGCTTGCCTCGGGTTGCACGGACCGCCTTGTAGGTGATGGTGCCCGACTCGCGCTGACCCTCGAGCTTCATCAACCTAGCTGTCTGACTGAGTGTGGTGCCGATCCACTCACCACCATTGTTCACCTCACCGATGCACCGGTCAGCTTCCCACATGTCATAGGCACGGATCATGATGGTCGCTGCCTGTGCTGGTGTCGCCAACCGACTAAGGTCCTCGAGGACTACGCCATGGTCGTTCTGATCGATGCCCGCCACGATGATCCCATGCTCGGCAGCGTTCTCATTGCTTGAGCCCGCGGGATCCATCGCGATGACAACACGCTTGAGGCGCAGCTTCCACCACTCACGCCACTCATCCTTGGTCTGTACGCGCGAGTCCCAACCTGTGAGGCGATTATCCTCGATGGTCTTACGAGCCCACAACGCACCGGGGAAGTCCTCGAGGATCTCTGCATGGATCTCCTGCTTGCCGAACCGGGTGTTCTCATAATCGAGGATGGTCTCCTTGAACCAGCTCGGGTCGAGGTTCTCTTGGTTCTCATAGCTGGTACCCACCACGGTGCGTGTGCTCTTCAGTCCCTTGATCTTCTTGAGGATCCCCAACGGACGAGGCGTGGTGGTGATCAACTGCCTGGGTCGATCAGTGCTCGCCTCACGCATACCAAACTGCAGGTTGTCCCACACATCCTGTGGGTTGCGGAACTTCGCGAACTCATCAATCCATGCGGTGTCACCCGAGAACCCACGTACCTGGTCGGGTGCCTCATCAGAATAGATGGTGGCCCACGAGCCGTTCTTCCATGTGATGCGGCGCTTCGATGACTCGTAATTGGGGCGTTCCCATGGTGGTGAGTTACGGAGCAAACCACCCGGTCCCTCGATCATGTAGTCTCTCGCATCAGCAGGGTTCTTTGCGATGAGGGCGATCCACCGACCATTGAACGCCATCGCTCGTTCATGCACCCACTCAGAGCCCGTGCGTGTCTTTCCAAAGCCGCGACCTGCGAGCACCAACCACGTCTTCCAGTCTCCCTCAGGTGGACGCTGCTTCTTGCGTGCCCATACCTTCCAGTCCCAGAACAGGGCACGAAGTTGATCACGCGTCAGGCTCGTCAGCTGGGTCCGGAGGGCTGCTGGCGGTAAGCTTTCTAGTGCGTCGGCTGGTGACCCTTGCCACGATAAGTTCAACTAGGTCCTCCTCCATCTCGATCGGCTTGCCACTAGGATCAACGGGACCCTTGGGTCTCATGTCCACTGGCCACAGCTCCGGCCGTCGAGTATGCATCCACATCTTTATCGCCTCCATACTTGCAGGTACATGGTTCATACCTTCCTCAATCGCCTTGATGGGGTGGGCCTTCTCACCCGTCTCGACATCTACCTGCGTGATGTCTGCGTGCCGATAGATCTTCCGGTAGGGAATGTTGTAACCCTGAGCACGCTTCAAGAGTGACAGCGAGACGCTTGCATCGGCCACCTCCCTTCCCTCACGTATGGCCTGCGCAAAGTCATGATACCGTTGTCGCCAAGCTTCGAGCACCTTGATGTCGGGCAAGCCCAGGAAGGACGCAAGCAACGCGTCCGGGGCGTTGAGGACGCTATACTTATAAGCCTGCTCAGCATACTCAGAAGAGTACTGGGGCTCTGCTTGTTGGGTCACCAGTTCGGTGTGTTCCCCACCATTTGCTTTACCGTTCTTCTTCATGAGGTGGGCTCACCATGGTTTGTACCCCTCCCAAGATGACCAGGAGGGAGGAGGGGTCCAGGAGGGGTCCAGGTTTTTCGGCCATCTCCGTCTGGGTTTCTTAATAACTGTACCCCTGTACCCCTGTGTACCCCTATATATACTCCTCTCATGCACGCCCGTGCACGCCCATGCAGACCGAACTCAGGGGTGGGGTACCAAGGGGTACAGGGGGGTCCACCCTTTCGCGTTCTCATTCCGTTCTCCTAATAACCTCGCGCACCGCTTCCTTGTACGCGTCCACCGTTAAGTACATTCGATCACTCATATATACCCTTCCGAACGGATCGACGAGGCCCATGTGCTCCTCATTGACGTCACACACCACGATCGGAATGGGTAGGCCCACCCGTCCAGGTTGATCGCCATAGGTCTCCATCTGAAACCCAATAACCACGTGCTCCTGAAAGTCACCGTCGATCCACTCGATGACCTTGAACCCACTCCACTTCTCAATGAAGAGGTGGCTCTGTCCCATCAGGATCGGTGCCGGTATCACCTTGCTCATCTTTCTCCATCCTTTCAACTAGGTCAACGTTCCGCATGGGATCCTTCATGCCCGCCTCGAGCTCATGATCGAGACCGTTCAATGACTGTTGTATAACCTCGTTGACATCGACGATGAGGGTCTCATCCCCCTTGACATAAAACCATTTGTGTTTGCGACCCTCCGTTCCATTGACATACCTGACCCAAAGTTTCTTACGCTTCCAGCCCAGCTCCTTCATGGAGGTGCTCATCCAGATATTGTGCCTCGGTTCCCACGAGCCACGATGCACCTCTGCGATCAAGCGCCTCGCATCAAGACATAGTATCCGACCCTCGAGTCCCGACAGCTTGCTCTCGAGCACCTCGGTGAATGGGTTGCGGCTGAGGTGTTGCATCTCCTCTCTCACCTCAGTTTTGGGTATGTTCAAGCTGGGTATCCACTCACCAAGATCCATCTCCGTAAGATCATAGAGCATCGCGCCGAGGT